AGCGTCAGATGTGTATAAGAGACAGGTCTCAATAGTCTCCGTGTTACTAACAGCTACCGTCCCCGCAGCAACTGTGCTGGCAACCGCAATAACCTTCATGGCATCAACGGTCTCATCAAACATATCATCGCCGTCACCGGTATATGGCGTTCTCCCTGGATACTTCCTAAAATTATTAACCATTACTTACCTCCTGAAGGATAAAACGCTTGTCTCCATTTCTTGTGTCCTACGCTCATAAGTTTCCCTCCCTGTGCTCTGATTCCCATTAGTCGTCTGAGTTCCTTCCGAGCCTCTTCGACTTTCCTTCTCTTTTCGTAATCCTCTTCGGCTGCATCGCAAACAGACTGAACATAAGCCTCATCCGTAATGCCCTGTTTAGAAAGTTCCAGCCGGACAATATCGTCTAGCTCACTCCTCTCCATCTTATAAAAAGGCACCACCAGAGAAGGGCTGTCTTTAGTCTGCCCTAATGGAATGTATAATCCTAATCTCTCGGAGTCACGCTGAAAGGATAGATTAGCCATTATTTACCTCCGGCAGTGTACCAGGACTTTGATATGCTTTCCTGGTCTGCCTCTTTTTATCCACATTGACAGTATCAGCGATTATTTGTTCGGCAGTTCGTTCTGCCTTCACACGTTTTGCCTCTCTAGCCTTAACTAAATTCTCGACCCTTTGCTTTCTTAACAAGTCAAGTGGCGTCTCTTGCGTTACTACGGCAGCCACGCTTCCAGACTCCTCATTGTAAGCCTTACGGCCTGCCTCAAGGAACCCCGTAGTCTGTCCATAGATACGGTTTTCTGAGACCTTTACATCCTTATTTAATCTCCGTATTTCAGAACTCGGCATATCCTTTATCTGTGAGTTAAAATATTTTCCCATTTACGATTTCCCCCTTAATACATTCCTTATTCGACACAAGTCCTCGATTGCCCCAATCACCTCATTTTCCTCTTCCCACTTCTCAACTACCTTTTGTTCAAAACAAGAATGACAGGCCAGAGTAACGGTAGATGGGTTGGTTAAATCATAGGGTACAAATCCCGATACTGCATACCAATCGTGACAACAAGTCATTCCTCCTCCTTATCAGGTATCTCCCCTACTCCATGACAGGTTTTACAAAGAATTCCTGAATGGTCTGGAACAAGCCATTTCCAACCTTGCCCATCGCAATCGGGACACTTCATTTCTTAGCCTCCAACAGCTTCATTAGTTCCTTGTTCTGTTCGATTAGTGAGTGTACATCACCTTTGAGTTCCAGGAATTCAGTTCGTAGTTCTTCTGTTTCCTTGGCTGCCTCCATTGCTTCACCCTGCTGCCTTTCCTTCGCCCACTTCTCCCACTCCGCAGCCTTAGTTTTCTTTCCAAGGATACAGGCATCTACCTCTTCCTGTGTATCGTGCCAGTTATCGCACCCATCACAGTGAGGTTTTAATTCAGTAGGCATAACAGGCAACCACCCCTTATCATAGTTGGCATCCCTCGTCCCCGATTCTATAACCTTGCCATCCTGTTTAACCACATAATCCCTGATAGCGGGGATTGCTCTCATTTTCCGTCCATCTGGTGTGAAATAGGTCTGCCTCCCTATCCCACCAATATCACCACTAATACCATATCCAGACCTTTCAATCCCTTCTTTAGCCTGCTCAGAAATAGTCATGCTGCCTCCAATTTGATTTTGATTCTCTTATTACATTGATGGCAACTCGTACCTAATTGATGTAACCCTGCTTCTTTATTAGCTACTTGCCGATACATTAAATCCTCTCCGCAATGGGGACATACAGCAAATATCTGATAAGCACGGAATCCATTATTCAACATAGGGCTTTCAGACTGTGGTTCCTCAATAACATTTACAGCAGTAGTCGATTCAGCCATCATCCAGGTCTGCTCCAATCTCATAATAAACTGCATCCACTGCCCGAATAAGGGGTTAGGCATTGCAGTCATATTGTAATTAACCTCATCAATCATCTCGTAATATTGCTCTTTATCAGGAATAATTCCCTTCTCGATAGAGTATTCAAATATCTTACACCCCGGATAAGGGATAACCATAGCCAGAAACACCAATGACTGCTGACAATACTTTGCCCAGAAGTCCAACGTTTCCTGTATGGTTTCTTCAGTCTCAGCAGGGTCTCCAAATAAAAGATTCCCTCCAAAACCTATTCCGACTTCCTTAGCTAAACTTATGGCCTCGATGAATTGACCAACATTAGCCTTCTTATTCATACTCTTTAAGACTATAGGAGATGCACTCTCTATCCCATAAGAGAAGAAATAACAACCGGCTTTCTTAGCCAACTCCAATGATTCCCTGTCTAGCTTGGCATTAGCATGAGTCTGAAACATCCAGTCAAAGTCCCAGCCGTATTTCTCTTTATTCTTAATCAAAGCATTGCAAAAGTCCTTCATACGCTTCTTGTTAGTAGCAAACAACTCATCACCGATAATCAAAATATTAAAGTTATACTTCTTGTAAAGCTGTTTAATCTCAGCCATGATGTTTTTAATCGACCTGGCTCTATACTTCGGACCACCTGAATGAACACAGAAGGAGCAATTAAAAGGACACGACCTTGCTGTGTTAATCGTCATCGGTCTGGGGTAAGGACGGGAATATTTATATAAGACTCTGGTAGACATTGAATAATCATCCAGCATCCCCTGAATCCCGAAAGGTTCATAATCAGGGAATGCCCGGTCATCCAAGTTCCCATAATCATAGTTAGTCTCATTAAACACTGCCCCATCATCTGTCCAGTAAGCCAGATTATCAATACCTCTAGGGTGTCCTTCTGTTTTAAGTATATCAACCAGTTTAACTATCGCCTCTTCACCCTCACCCCAAATACCGAAGTCAGGTTTCAGGAGATTAAAAATAAACTCTTTGTCGTTATTTACAATCCCGCCACCTAAGACTATCGAGACAGAAGAACACTTCCTGATAACATCGATTGCGTCTTTCAAGAATGAATAATCCGTGCAAAGCCCACCCAAACCTACCAGGTCAGGCTGTTCTCTCTCAAGCGTTTGCTGTAACTCATTAGCTATCCTGAGAAACGGAGACGGGTACTTGGTAGCATTGTTCAAGTTTAACCCGATAACTTCATGTCCGGCGTTCTTTAAGGCTGAAGCAATGTACGCTAACCCGGTCGGGAAGTCGCTCATTGACAAGTAAGTAAAGTTTTTCTTCTTATATTGAAAAGTAGGAACGCATAGGAGTACTTTCAACTTACTAATTCCTTTGTTTTAATTTGCCATTGCAACAATCTAATTTCGTTCTTTAACTCTCGCAATTGATTCGATTGACCATCAAGGTATCCTTGTTGATAGCCATCTCGATAGCCTTTACTATGACTCAGGGAATGACTCCCATTTGTAGAGAGTTGCAGGTTTTCGATACGGTTGTCATCTTTAATGCCGTTCTTGTGGTGGACTATTTCCCACCTATGAAGACATCTACCAAGATGCTTTGCCATTACAAGGCGATGTTCAAGGACATAAACTCGCTTACCCGACATTGGATAAAAGAAATCATCCGATGCAACATAAATACGTATATAGCCTTGAGTATTTAACACACGGCCACCTTTCCAAAGATGGCAATCTTTCCCACGATTATGTAGACGAATCTTAGCACTACAACTACCACATCGAGGTGTTAAAGGTTTGCCTTTGCATAAAGTAACCCATCGTTCTCTCTGGCAATTAGGGCAAGCAGTCCAAATACGTGCAGTATTGTGCTTATATCCCAACTCTCGTCCATACTTGATAGAACCTAAAAGTATCTTCATTGGCCTATTCCAGGGATGGTGTGGATAAGGTCTATCTCATTCACATCCTCCACACTCTTTTGGAACTCCTCGTAGAATCCCCATCTCTTATAAAATGTAATCATGTTCTCTGCGTTGAGTTCTTTCCCATCTAAAGTGTTATCCATCCTCGTAGCCTTCGGTGCGTGATAACCTACTCCATACCCGCAGTAAAATATATCCCATCCCTTATCTTTGACTACAAAGCAGTTATCTATATCGTCTACACCCTTGAATCCGTTAAATAAATCCTCATCGAGATTTCCCTCAACCGCTTCCTTTCTTAAGAGAGCGAAAGCCCACTGGCAGGCATCCACTTGATAAATACCTGTTAATCTGTGAGATGGTAAATCTCTCCCAATATCACAAGGAAGCCACTTATTCATCCTTATCCCAGCACTTTCAATAAGCCCTGTAGAGGGGTACAAGCACTTGAATCCGATAACCCCTATCTTGGGGTTTGATTCCATAAGTTTAAGGGCTTCAATCTCCCACTCAGGCTCTACGGTTACACTATTCATTACAGTAGCCAGGTAGGGTGTTTTCATATGAGAGATTGCGATATTGAAGAATTGATTGCCGGATTTATACGGCTCATCTGAATGTATGAAAGTTATGTTTCCATTACGCTGTTTCAGATCAGCCATATATAAGACGGTTAAATCCGTAGAGTCATCGACAACAATAAGATGGAAAGGAGAAGGTGTACAAAGATAAAGCCTCTCAATACACTTAACAGTTAGTTCAAGGTGTCCGTGTGTTGGTATTAATATATCCAGTTTATACTCATCCATCACTCCGCCACATCCTCCTTTTCTTGGGAGGGGCTTTTACACCCCTCCCCATAATCTATTCCAGGTTCAAGTTCATCATGCCAAAGTTTTCAGCCGTTCCAGCAGCAGTCACGCAGTAACCGACCTCAGCTTCAGTAGCCCACGACAGATTGTTAGCCGAAGCAGCGGCAAACCAAACACTGAAGGCACCAGCAGCTTGTGTAGCTGCAACTACAGGTAAGCCAACAACAGCCAAAGTAGCTGAAGCGAAGTACGCAACGTAACCCCTTCTCTGAATCCAACCGAAGGAATTGGCAGGGATAGCAGTAGGCGGAACACCCGCCAAAGCACCAACCCTGACTGTATCAGCAGTAGTGAGTAGTACATTCTTGTACTCATTCTGCCTTAAACCAGTCTTGGTAGTACCCCCTGCTATTGCAGTCTTGACGGGGTCACTCTGGTAAAGCGTGATACTGGCAGCAGCCGAACCGGCAGCAGCCGAACCATTAGCCCTTACCTTATAGACCTCGCCAACGCCACCACCGGCACTTGAGGCAGTGGTGAAGTAGCCATCCTCAAACTGGTCTTTAGTAACAGCCGTAGTCCCGCCAGTAGTAATAGTGATAGCGGTAGCCCCAACAACTGCACTACCTGTCACCAGTTGCTGTTGATACATAGTATCAGCAACCTGAGCCTCACCCTGATAAAGTTTACCAGCAATAAGCGCAGTGGCAGATGCCTGTACGTGACGAAATATCCGTCCGTCTGGCAATTCCATTCTGGTTCCAAGAGGTAAGCCACCAATCTTAGCTGCAGCCGTTACCTTCTCATCCCCAAAACTTCCGTAAACCGTACTTGGATAACTCATTTATTCCTCCTTATGCAGGTGTAGTGGCATCATTGAACAGTTCGACTATCCAGCCTGGTAGATACTCACCAACCCCATATTCTCCAACGATATTGAGCTCCCACCCTCGTAGGGACGCATCCCTCTCAGGTTCGACCGACCACTCATTTGCAGTTGCTAGTATGATACCTCCACCCAAACCCGCAGCGAACACTCCACCCTTTCCAGCAGTAGAAGTGGCTATATCCAGGTTGCCATCTTCGACAATCGGCATCCCAAACAGCCTCCCGACACTGTAGTTCCTTAGAATGTCCTCAGCCCCACCACTCCATGCACCGGCAGCCGAAGCTGACCCAGCGATAGGAACCAGTGGTGTTACAATGTCCACCAAATCGAGTAAAGTGAACGGGTGGTGAACCATAACGTAGGGCATCGGGGCTGGCCCGCCAGTAGCCGTAGCATTACCCGAAAGTAACGCCCTGCCAGCAGCGATAGCTCCCATAGTCAGGGCTGTTGAACTACCACCAATGGACTCAGTAGCATCGTCTAACTGCCCCAGCAAGTCCTGGTCACGCTTCTTTTCCATTGCATCACCAAGTATCCTACCAGCAGCAGCCTGGACATCATTCATATTGTCTCTGATCAGTTTATCCGTTAGGATTATCTTGACACCCACTTCAGCAGGAGTAATCTGAACATTGGTATCCTCCATAGCTGAAGCGTTAGTCATATCAACACCTTCGGTCAGACCAACAGCTATGACCTCACCCCAGTAGGGAATGTTGACAGTTTTTCCGTCTCCTTTTTCCTTGGTGATTTTCCATACTAAAGAAGCCATAACAGCCTTAAACTGTGCCGTAAATCTAGCTTGCTCTATGACTGTTGGGATAGTATCACCAAGTTCAGCAGTTGTGGTAATTGTCATCCAATTACCTCCTTATATTTTATCTTCCTTCGCTTGCACGAAGTTCCATATATCTTTCTTTAACTTTAGGGTCATCAGGATTCTTGATATAATCCTCAATGATTTTCTCCCTGCCTTTACCACCAATCGTCCTATTAGAATCAACTTTAAGGGTTTTCTCCTCACCCTTCTTGGGAAGCTCTCCAGCTATCTCCTCTATCGCTTCAAGTGACCAGTCTGTACGTTTAGCGAGTTTAACGAGTGACTTCTTGTCTACATTAAGACGTTCAGCTACCTCACTTGCAGTTTCTTCTCCTTTTAAGCTAGCTTCTATCTTCTCGTATCCTTGAAGTTTCTCATTTACCTCGTCTCGTTCTAAGGTCATTGATTCAAGGTTGGATTCAGCCGTTCTGCGTGTTTGCCTTTCTGTGATAGCACTTAACTGCTCGGTATTCCCTTCAGCAGCCTTTATCTCTGCTTCGTCTGATTCCTTTTGAATCCTGTCTAACCTTGCAGTTATCCTTTGGGAATTACTGATGAGTTTTGCGTTCTCAGTTCTTAATCTACCAACCTCAACTAACCCATCACTTTTTCCCTTACGCTCTGCTTCCTCAAGTTTCTTGGTAAAAGTCTCGGTGTCCTGTGAAGTCTCCTTTGACTCAACAGAAGTATCGTCCTGCTTCGTCTCTAGTTCGTCCGGCATATCTCCTCCTATTTTTTGATAATAAAAAAGCCGAATCAGAATTTAATCCAATTCGGCTATCGTTCTCGATTAACCTGCTTGCTGGCTGGTTTTATTTAGGCTCTAAGCCAAAGGATTCTCAATAAAGCGGTATATCCTCTTTCATTACCGCCACCAGCAAGTTATTCTATTGTTAATGTTCAGTCTAACTTCGTGTCGTGCTTGATAGGACTTACCATAACAGGTTGCCCATCCTTCACAACAACCTCAACCTTGCCCCATCCGAACTCTTTACAGTATTCTAAAGTAAATCACAATCATTTTTACTTGTCAAGTTCTTGTAACTCTCTTCTCTTTCTTTCTAGTTCCCCAAGTGATGAAGGCGTACCTTTTCTTTTAGGCGCTACTCTTGCTCTTGGCTTGCCATTTCTCTCCTCAAATGGCTTCCACTTACCTAATCTAACGCCCTCAGCGTCGAATTTAAGGTCATTACCCCTAAAAGCATACCTAGCAGCACCTAACTCCTGTTTCTCATACTCAACGAGCTTCTCTTCAAATTCTACAGTAGGTATTTTATCGAAGTCTATTTCCTGATTACCCAGTATACCTAGCCAGACATTATTATAATAATCCTCATTATCTCTCAGAAGTCTCTCTTGGTCAAAACCCGTTCTCGGTAATGAATAATATTGCAGGTATGTTCCTTCAAGATTCTCCGGAACCCCTATTTCGATAGCCTGAATCAATCTCTCATCCTTTACCCATTGGGGATGAGTTAAGTCAAAAGCCTCACGTTCTTCGTCAGTCTCCAGTGCTTCCCTTTGCTCACTTAATTCTCTACCTTTAACTTTTAATTCCAACCGTCTAACAGAATCGTCTATTTCATCTAAACCACGCCATTCTCGGTATTTGGCATCCTTAGCTAGAATAAGGCGAGCCTCAGCACTGTTGGCACCAAACTCCTTAACGGCATCAAGGTAATTAGTGTGAGATACCTCTGAACCTTTGGGTGGTAAGGAGAACTCAGCCAACCCCTTCAGTGGAATCCCCAAAGTTTTTATCATTTGCTGAGCTATATCGTAGGCTTCCTCAGTTAATATATTAGCATTGCCCCAAATAGCCAACCTGGCATTATCTTCAGGATTCAATTTCAACCACTCATCTCCAGGGTCTTCCTTTAATTCAGGGTGCCCCTCCAGGAAAAGTTCCTGCTCTTCACCGCTAAGTTTATGATAATCTCTCAAAGCCGAGATTTGAGCAGGAGTTAAGTTGCCTTGATGTGCATTGGGGAACCTTTTGTCGAAAGTTCTTAATTCTCCAGGGTCTGTAATTAACAAACGCTCTTGCCATTGAGTAATAAAGTCCTCAAAGGTAAATCCTTTCTTAGGGTCATTATTTATCTTTGTTAAAGGAATGCTGGGGAATGTATCGTGAACTTCCAAGCTAGCTTCCTTTTCATACCAAGCAGGGACAGTCTTGGGTATCTTCTTACCTTCTAAATCAGCAAGTGTTATCCCTCTTAGGGTATCCGAATACTCCCTATTCAAATCGGTCATATTGTAAATATCGGGCTTCTCACGAGCTAATAAAGGTACGTCATTGAGAGTATCACCCAGTTGGTTGCTAGCATCAAAGAGTTGCTTTTCTATAACAATCGGCTCCTCAGCAGGGAATAAGGCCAAGGCTCTCTTAACGACACCAACCTTTAATCTGTCCATCTCGTCTATTTTCTCTCGTTTCTCTTCAGGAGACATAGTAGTTGATTTGAATACCGCATCCTGTTTCTTTCTTATTTCAGATAAATCCCTGGCTACACTACGGAGGTATCTGGCTGAAGCAGAGTAAGCTATCTCCTTGTCAAAGTCGTGAAAGAATAAAAGTTCGGGGTGTTTCGCTTTCAATTCATCGAATTTGATTATATCTCCAGTCTTAAGGAATTCCTTTAAGGCCTTCTCATTCTTCTGATATTCCTCTAATTTCTCATAGAACTTATTAACACTCTCATTCTGAGAACCAAATGGATTACGAACCACAAACGCCTTCAGAACAGGAATGTCTGCTAATGTTTTAGAGGGTTCTATTATCTTGGAGCTTATTCCTGTTCCCTCTAAAACAAGATCCAATATATTTACAGCATACCTACCTAACCCACCTGTCCATTGTTGTACTAAGTTATCAATCTTAGCAGGTGAGACATTGATTAACTTCCCTACTTCTTTAGATACAGTCGTGGTATATCTGGTGTACTGTAATTCCGGGGGCAAGTTCTGCCGGCTTCTCGGGACTATTTCTCTACCTCTAAAGAAGTTAAAGTTCGCTAGATTCTCAATTATAGGAAGGATAGCCTGCGGGATAAAACCTGGACTCCCAGCTTCTACGGCACTCTCCAAAACACCTTCCAATAACTTGGGGTCACGTTTATCAAGAAACTCCAAAAATCTCTCAGGAGCGGACCCGAATACAATCCCTAGTTCAAAGGGTTTGGGTATTCTGAAGATGGTGTCTTCGGTCATCACAATCCAGAATAAATCCTTCTGCCATTGTGGGATTTCGTCCCATCTTGGATCATCACGGTTAGCCAGATAAAGTAGGATAGAAGGTAATGTTATTCCTACAAAAACCTTGAGGGATGTTCTTGTGGGATGCGTCCTAAACTCAGTAATCATCTTATCCCAACCCCGTATGTTCGCATTAAAGAACGGGATATATCTGTTCAAAGCATGAGCCGTTGCTCCTGCCTTTGCAAAGTCTAGCGTAACCTCTCTTGCTGATATTCCAGCCTCCAAAGGTGTAGCTCCTCTAGCAATTCCTTTCTTGAACTCACCTAACCTTGTTGCCCTTTCGCTAAACTCACTAAGTAACCTTAACACTTCGATAGGATTTTTAACAAAATCCGTGAGCTTTTTCCCCTCTGTTATTTCCTTAAATGACTTCTGGAGGTACTCTCTGTCTAAAGAAACCATCATGGCGTGTTCAGCACCCGAACTCCTAAATAACTGATAGTCAGCATCCTTTTTCACAGCACCAGCCATTCCTTTCAGGAAGTCTACACCTGGCAGGAATAGGTAATTTGAAAAGGAAAAAGCGGTCATTTGGTCACGAACAGGATTT